TTGTTGAAGCACTAATGTCTGTTGCCATTCTGATTTGGCCAACACGTACACCATTAGTACTTTCTAATGTATAATCAATGATAGCGATATTGTATAGTGTGGTATCAATACTAAAGCCAGTTACTACATTATTTCCATTTGCAGCTAGAGAAAGGCTGTTTGGAATCGTTGCGTAACGTTCCATGCTAATCTCACCATTAAAGTTGGCAGTAATAGCACCAGTTGGAGCAGTAGCAAACGTTAGTGTAGTTCCAACAATACTATAATCAGCAGGATTAACTTGTGAACCGTCATCAAATACTCCTACTACGCCGTTTGTAGTTAATGTACTTGGTACAACAAATGCTGTGATTACGCCATTACCTGTGCCTACACTAATAGTAGTGTTTCCGATAAACAACCTTTGATTGTCTGTTGCGTATCCTACTTCACCTGGATCAAGCAAGGGCAAATCTGCGAAGTTGCCTTGCCTTACTTTAATTTTACTAATACGTGTGTCTGCCATTGATCTGTTCCTCTATAATGTATTTATGACAGGTTATAAAACTCTGCTACCTTGCCGGCCCACTTTTCTTCCCAAACTTTGAACTCTTCTGGGCCTACTTCAAATAACTGCCAGTCTAAATCTCGACTACACATAAAGATAGCGGCATGCTCAATCTTTGTTTCAAATATTTCGTTGTGGGCCATCGCATAAGCGGCGGCTTGCATAAAGTAGTCGTCAATCCACTCACGCTTTTTGGGTTTATTGGTTTGTTTAAAATCCATAATACAAGGCTTCCCCTTGTACATGCCAACTAAGTCAGTAGTACCAGCATACAATCCTGGATAACACAAGTTTACTTCACTACCCCAAACTTCGTCAATGTCAGCTTCTACGTTTTTTATAACGGTCTCTGCCATCATCTTGGCTTGTAGCATAGTTTTACCTGTATACTCTTGGTTAAGGCTCCATGCTTCCAGCATTTCGTGCATTATTGAACCTACGCCAGCGGCTTCAGTTACAATTTGTTGTGCTTTCTTTTCACCTACACGCTTTTTCCAAGCATTGAGGTGTGTCATATCCTTTGTTTTACTCAGGATAGTAGTAACACTGGGCACAGGATCGCCATACGGATTTTCGTATAAACGTTTGCCGTTTACGCTTTTGCGTTTAAATTCTTGATACGGGTAGGGTGTGGTAATTTTTAACATATAGTGACTATAGCACTAATGAACTACAATGTCAATAGTTGATTACCCATTTAAATGTAGTATTTGTAGTAGTATTTGTCTGACGTTGTATTGTATAACCCAAGTTCTCAAAATAACTAATAACTTGTTTCATTTGGTAAACTTTAGCAACATCAGCAATGTCAGTTCCTTGCCATACATTAAAATATGCTTTGGCATCAGCGGTTGCTGTTGGGTTACTCTCTGTCATTGTAGTTCCATCATCTACTATTGTTTGGTAAGCGCCAGCACTAGCATCAACTATAACTTGACGCATCAATGCTGATGTTTCATCAAAGATTGTTAAATCATTTCTTGCTGTTGTTCTTGCTTGCTGTGCGCTTACTTGATAACTCATAGTTTCTTATCTTTCTTTGACAGTTGTTTTGATGCCATTTTACTAACAGTGTCGTCAGTAGGATCAGTTTCAGTGGGGAGAGCTGAATCTAATTTTACTTCTTGTTTGTTAGCACTACCAACGGCAGAAATACTGTTTAACATACGGATTAGTGATTTCATTTCTAAATAATATCCACTAGACTGTAATTTAGCTAATAATGCTGGTGTTTTAATTGAAGTCATACCACGTGCTTTAGATCGAACAATTAATTCTTCGATACCATTTAGGACATAGTCCTGTCCTTCAGTTATTATGACTTCATTAACTAACATTACTTGTTACCTGCGTCCAGTTCATTAATAATATTGATAAACTGATCGTGTGACATAGTTCCGCTTTCAACCATTTTAAAGAGCTTGTCTTTACTCTCTAGAAACTTTTTTTCAGCTAACGCACCTTTTTCCATGTCTGCTAAAGCACTTTCGCCTTTTAACTCACGTCCAAGTTGGTTGTCATCACCAGCGGCAGCATCGTCGCCACCAAATTCGTCACCCATGTCTAGTTCATCTGTGTCGCCCAGGTCCATGGTATCTGTACCCATGTCTGTTGGCATTGTTTGTGCTGGTTGCTCGCCACGTGCTACAAGTGTTGCGTTTTCTAATTCACCTTTTGCTGATTTAGCAGAGTCAAGTAATCCACCAAGTGCCGCTTCAGCACTAGCATTATATGCTTCTGCTTGTTCAAAGCCTAGTTGTTCTTTCATTGCGTCAACAATTGGCATAAGTTTTTGTACTTGCATTCCTGCTAAGTCTTCAACCATTTTTTGTAGTCCATCAACTAACTCTTGTGCGGCTAGCATTACTTCTGCTTGCTCTAGTTCTGCTGATTCACGTACTTTAGTTTTCATCTTTTTACCATCGTTACGTGTTGGCGCAACTTCACTGATGTAAGTACGTAATGAGTGTGAAATTAAACTTAATTTATTATAAGTTTTATCTTCCCAATAAGCACTGTTGCTTTCTTTAATTGCTGTAATCTTTGCATTAGTTGCGTTTAACATACGCCCTAATGATTCACTGCTCATTTCAGAAACATTAACATTATGACCAAATGTGTTAGCCAATACTTTGTTAATTTTTTCTACGTTGTGGGCAGCTGAGTTTAAATCGTTTAAATACATTGTATAATTCCCCGTTGTTTATTATATTTATACACATCTGTTACAGACGTGATAAAATTCTTTGCTTTGCTTCTTGTACTTTTTGCTTCGCCCTACTGGCTTTAGCAATGGCAATATCTTCATTGATACCACCTCTGTTTGCTCTAGATTGTTGTGCCCAAGTTTCATATAGCGCATTACTATAATCATGGTCATACTTTTCTAATTCTGTAATTCCTGATGTTTTATTAGTGATATATTTTTTAACAATACCCATTGCTGTTTCAAACAATGCTAAGTCACTGTGTATTACTTCGTTGCCATCAACTACATTATAAAAGTTTTTTTGTCTACCAGCAAACTGCTCACTGATAATGTCAATGCGATAGTTTTGTACTGTAATTGATTGCTCTGTTATAGTTTGTGTCATAGCAACTTTTAGATCAACGTCAGCTTCTGCAGCCTCGTTAAGCATAGCAGATGTTTCCTCAACCTGCGCAGTTAAAATGTCTTTAAGAGATCTAGTCATTATAATTTACCGTACTTGTTAATGTTAAGTTTATAACCTGTTGTTTTACTGTCTACTACTTTATCTAGTACACCACGTACAACTAAGTTTTGCGCAATATACGCATCACGCTCATTTAATGACTTACGCTCTAGTATAATGTCTTCAGTAAAATGACTATCTAAAAAATCACTTTCACGACTATTAATAAATGTAGGAAAGCCACCTTTGGTTACAAATGCTCTCATTGGTTTTGTATCCCTCTGCCTCTCAACAAATCCTGACGCATATTATCGTACGCCGCACGATTTGGTGTACCTGTAGGAAGACGTCTTGCGTCTCTATTGGCATTTTTATTCATTTGTGTTTGTTTAATTGTAAGCTCTCGGTTAGTATCTGCCATTTTATTGTTGATACGTTTATTCATATTTGTTTGATCACTATTAAATTTACCCATAGCTGATCTGCCTTGAGCTAAACTATAACGTTCATTAACTTTGTAACAGTCACAATGTTTACATTCTGGACCACATTCACATTCAGTAACAGGTTGACCACAACAGTCTTTGCTGCACATTTCAACGCCGTCCTTCATCCATGTTTTTTTGTCTTCATTTGTTAATGTTTTATATTTAAAATTCTCTAATGAATCTGGTCCTTCGTGGTTAAATACTGCGTTGTTCCAAACATCATGTGCATAATTATTTGCTGATGCTACATCACCTTTAATTGCGCTAGGACCACCGTTATATCCTCTAAGTTGTTCTTCCCAATTGGCTGCACCATAATGATCACCTTGTGCTTTAAAATACAATAATCCTACCTTAGCATTTATATTTGCATCATTTTTTATATCATCTAATGAATAGTTTGTTCCATATAATCTATTAACATCGTTTAATGCTGGTAATCTAACTTGAGCCATTCCGTATGCATTATTTGTACGATTCGTGTCACCGACTACAGTGTTACCATTCTTATCAAACTGACCTGTTCTACTTTCTTTATTAAAAAGTTCCATAGCTATCGCAAATGGTATATTTAGATCAGCCGCTGTTTTTCTAATTATATCAGATCTGTTACTATTCTCATTTATGATATCAAATATCTTCATGTTACTTTACCTTGTTTAGCCTTTGTATTGCTTTACTTGCTGGATTCATACGTTTTGTACGCTGTGATTTTTTAGCTATTCTAGCACCCATCTTTGCTTTAGTTTTACGTAAAGTCATTCTTTTCTTCATATCAATGGGTTTAGCACATTGTGATGGATCGCTCACAACTCTGCCTTTTCGTTGTCCCACACTACAGCGAAATTTTCTAACAATTTTATTACCTTTGCGAGCCCAGACTAGCTGTGCTTCAACAACAGGTTCTTCTGATGTGAGTTCGTTTAAGTTCATATAGTTATTTATTAGATTTTTATGACATTAATAATGTTGCTAGTAATGTTAGTACACCAGCAAGAACTGTACCACCAGTTCCCATCATTATTTTATTTGTTGTGGCATTTGCTTTAATCATTTCTTCACGCATTTTAGAGAATTCACGGATGCCTTCTTCTCTCATGGAAGTCACACTTTTTTCAATATTATTAAGGCGGGTATCAATATTGTTAACTTTTTCTTCCAAGACACGATACCTCTCAGCACACAGGTCAACGTGAGCTTCTAAATTCTGTTTCTCTAACTGGGTTGTCCCAATTGTAGCTATAGACATAATTCTTCTCAACTGTGTCTTCAGCACATCGTTGTGCCTTGTTAACAGTAGCCTTTTATGTAGCCTTTTGATATCGGAGGCTTGTGGCGAACTCCGTAGTCTTGTGCCTTAGTTTTTTCTTAATACTATTTATTGATGTCTACGTTTTCTTAAAGTATATGTTTAATAGTTTTTCGTCATAAGTCTCAAATGTATTAGTGACAAAGTTTGCGGTTTCTGTCAGATAAGGAGTAAATGCTACGCCGTCAAAATCATTTTCTAAGAAATGTACTGGATTATCGTTTAACATGTAAACGTCGGCATGCTCTACTGCAAATTCAATTTTCCACACATGATGTAGTCCTTTATGCGCTGAACCGAAGCGGTAATCAACTACATCTTGTGCTTCAAGGCACTTAACTGCAATAGATATTGGCTGGCTTCTCATGCCAGCTAGCTGAATAAGTGTATTAAAATTTTGTTTTTGATTATATGCTATAACATTTTTTGATTTACTATTATTGTCAGTAATATCAACTAGTGTATAGACTATGTATTGTTGTATCAAATGACACCTTAAACTAGACTTCTTCCAAATGCTCTGCCAGCAGCAAATCCACCAGTGAACGCTGCAGCACCAACAGCTGCTCTTTGCGCAATTTTTCTAGCAGTAATTTTTGGCTCTGCGCTAGCAATATCTGGATTAATTAATCCGCCTGCTTTACTAAATTGTTTAAATGGTTCATACAGTTCACTACGTATAGCATTGGCTCTATAATATTGAATTATTTTAGTTGCTGCTAATTGTTTTTGTCCTGCTTGTAATCCTTGCCATCCAGTTGCCATTCGTCTAATAGACTTATAATTAGCTTCTTTAATATCAAGACTGCGTTCAAGACGCATGAATAATCCACTAGCTTGTTTGGGATTTTGCCCAGCAGCTATGGATCTTAAATATGTTTTTAACTGTTGCTCTGGTATACCAACTCTTGCTGCTTGTGCTTTTTCAGAAGCATCGATACCAGTTTTAGTTGATATTTTATGAAGTGCGTGATAAAGATCATTGCCGTCTCTACGATAGTTTTTAAAGTTACCACCGCTAGCAAGTGTTCTTTTAGCATAATCTTGCGCCATAGGTTTAGTACTTGGATTTTGTGACATTATATGCATTGTTAGCAAGTTCATGAACGCAAAGTCCGCAGTGTTTTTCAAATCAACAGTTTCAAGTTGTTGACGAGTTTTGTACATTTTACTAGCTTCATTGAGATCATTAACAAACCCAAATTTTGGTTCGTTAGCCTCACTCATAGTATGTCCGCCTTCGATTTCTGCCCATTGCTTTGCTGTATATTGTTCCATAGTAGTATTTATAAGTTTGGCGTCCAGCGATGTCTTGGTACAAGTTTAATTTTATCTCTACCTACTACATATCCTTCGCCACCACTTTCACCTTTTGTAGTTGCTGTTACATCAGCTGGAGCATTGTCTAGCTGATCAATAATATTATTTTTTACTGTCATAATTTGTACAACTAATCCTAGTATAGCATTTAATCCATTACTGTCACTAGCCATTAGTTTTGCTTGTTGTCCAGCACTTACTTTACTAGTTTTTAACCAGTCGAAAAAACCACTTTGTAATTGCTTTAATTTACCTTGTTTTACCATTTGATTTACATATGTATAAATGATATTACCTTTATTACTAAGACCCTGTTCAGGTGTTAACCAACCGTCAATTGCTTGAGCATTAGCATTAGTTGCTTTTATAATGTCTTCTACACTGCTAATATCTACACTAGCTTGATGTGGTACATATGTTTGACCCATAACTACAACTTCATTAGTATTAATTCTTTTTGTATCTTTAATAGGAGTGCCAGTTTTGTCGCCAAACTCTCCGTATATACTGTGTGCCGCAATACCAATACTACTTGCGCCAACTCTTTTACCAAGATCACTGTTAGCGTCTATAGTATATAGAACACTATTTGGTTCAAATTGATATGTGTCGTTGTTTGATACGTATGGTTTGCTTGGTGAGTATAATAAATCACCATATATAAAGCCACGCAGATCGTTTGGTGTATTACGTTGCATGATGTCAAATACATCACCCATGTTATTAGCAAAGTCCTGTCTCCAGTCTTCGCCTTTACCAGTACTCATAACAAATGATTTTAATTCATCACTGCTAGTAGTTTTATTTTTACCCCAGCCATTTTTACCAGTTAGTACAAACGTTCCGTCTGCTTCTCTGCCCCAATAGATAGTAGGATTGCCGTCCCATTTAATGGCTACATCATTTGAATCTTGACCAAGTCGTTGTAGTATACTTGCCGCTCTAAGAGCACCAGCACTGCCTTCAGCAAATACTAGATCTTCTAAGTGCTGGTATTCACGCCCTACTTTAGCTTCCGTTAAAAACTGGTTTGCTCGCATTAGCTTTGTTCTTTCCAATTTGGATCGTTAGCTCTGATATTTGCTAATAGCTCTTCGCCTTCTTTACCCAATGCTGCTACAATAGCTTCCACACTGCCCATGTCTTGTTTGTGGGCATTAGGGCCTAATAATAATTTAGCAATCTCATCAATGTCACTTGTAATAAATCCATCTGGATCTTTTTTACCGTTTGGTAAACGTTTAAACAATCCAACATAGTTACTCCATAACATGCCTTTTCCTTTAGCAATAATACTAAGCATCTGTTGCTTGTTAACACCTTTAAACGGCGATCCTTTTGGAATATTATGTGTATGGAATTGTGCCGCATTAGCAGCATTTGGTACTACCATAATGTCTACTTGGTGTGTGTTATCACCAATTGGTGTTTCTACGTGTACACTAGTACCACTTTGTCCTGTGTTAAACCCTGCTAAGTCAAATACTTGACGTAGCTTTTTACGGATGTCAGCATCTTTAGCGTCTTCCATATTAAAATGTTGTTTTAGCTGATCTACATCTACGATCATATCCAAGTCACCACTTACTTTACCAGGTGTTGGAGTTGCTCCACTACCAATTGGTATAGCAGTACTACCAGTTTTTGCCAGTACTGAATTAATTGATTTCATAATGCCAGGTATTAGTTTGTGATCAAAGCCCACACTGTCAGGGAATACATTACCGCCTTCTCTAAGATGTAAATCTTCTTGTCTTAATCTTTTGATGCGGCTTCCACGACGGATTTTGCGTTTGCTCATTCCGCCTAGTATGTCTTTAATCTTCACAGCTTTGATACCCCTCTTTTAAACTTCCGAGGATCCTTGGTGCGAATTGAATTAATTAATCTTTTATTCAAATCCGCCGCAGTTTCATTATCAAATGTCTCATTAATTAATTCAATTAAGTTAATTGCCGTAGCAATTACTTGTTCAGCATTTGCTTCAACAAGTTGCCGTCTGTCACGCTTTGGTGACATAGAATTAATTTCTTCTAAAATAGATCTCGTTTTACGTTTCATATCAATACTATTTATAAATATTGTTGTTAAAACATTGGTGGATAGTACTTATAGCAACTTTGCATTTCCTGATCGTGAACTTAGGATCCATAGGCAATAAGAATTAATACAGCTATGGGATGCGGGCAACAATTCAGGCTAATATCTTCGCCCGTTGTTCGTACATCATATTATAGATACATATAAGGTCAACGGCATCAATGTTTTAACAACTATTCCCTTCGTTTAAGTAAATTTTGTAATCTTGCGGCGTTTTCCACTGCGGTATTATCAGGCTGTGCTGACTCAGTACCAGCAGGGCTAACAGTTGCTTTATTCTTTAAGCTCTGATAGATGCTTGCTACTTGTCCTTCTTCACCTTGTTCATCTTCATCCAAGTCTGTAATACGCAGTGTATTCATATCATAGCCCAAGTCTAGTTTAGATCCAACACCACTACTACTACGTGTTTTCATAAACTGTATCTGTACTCTGCCACGTTCACGCATTGCTCTTGAGCTAAAGATACCAATTAGGTTGTCTGCTGTATTAATCTTACTAATACCACCAGCAATGTGACTGTGATCAAACTCTACTTCATCAACAGCACCACGATTCAACTGAGACGCTGTAACAAACAATATGTTAAGCTCAATAGCTAAGTTACGTAGTTCTTCACTTACATACTTGTCTTTAATAAACTGATCGCTTGGATTAACTTTAACGCTAACAGGCATCATAAGATCCAAATAGTCCACAAACAATCCATCAATTTTAATGTCGTTTTGTATCTGATATTCTTTAATATATGCCTTGATATCATTAATAGTTGCGCCGTTAGGCATTTGTATCATTTGTAGTACGCCTGCTTTTTTGCTTGCCATACGTACTTTAAGTGCTGTGTCATCAGCATTGCGCATAACATCTTTAGTACTCTGGTTAGTAACCATAGCATCAATACGCATACTACATAGTTCTTCACTAAGTTCTAAACTTACATACACTACGTTCTTGCCAGCTAAACTCCAGTTGAGTGCCATGTTTTGCATAAACAAACTCTTACCACTACCGGATCCGCCAGCAAAGATGTTTAGTTCGCCTGGATTAAATCCACCATATAGTATCTTGTCAAGGCTTTCCCATCCAGTACTGTTTTGTCCACGATTGTCTTTAATTGCTTGTATACGTCCTGCTGGATCGTCCCAGTAGTTAAGCCCAAAGTCTTTTGCTAGTCCAATACCAACAGCATCTTTAATTAGTTGCTCAACACTTCCGTATTCATGTCGTTCTAGTTTATCAGCACTTTCCAGGATAGCACCCTCAAGTGCCTTGTGTCTACAAAACTTTTCGTATTCATCCATAAACCATTTTTTATGGTCATCAGTAATCTTTGCTCTTACATCATCAAATTCAATTCTTACTTTGGCTTTAATTTGTTCATGTGTTGGTAAATCGCCGTAGCCATCTACATGTTCTTGTATAAAGTCCATAACAGGCTGATACTTACGTACAAAGTATTTGCTATTTGTAATCGCATTACAGCGCACAAACAAATCTTTGTCAGCAAGTAAAAACTCTAGATATAACTTTTGTAAATCTTCTGTGTACTCTTCACTCATTATTTGTTAGCTTCTTCAATATATATTCCTCTCGAGTGTAGATCATTCGCCAGGCGTCACCCTTGAGCGGCACTTTACCATGCATATCCATAGTTATAGCGTATTCCCAGTAATTTGTCAACCAGATAAACTTACCACTGTGATCACTACGGGTTGGCATCCAAGCAAAATGCTTGGTCCAATAACTGTGTAAATCAGCATATGCGCTAATGTGTTTCATCTTATCTACTTGTCTCCAAAAATTTTCATCTCTTATATTATAATCATCTACAATAGGATTTTGCAAGTAATCATCTACAATAGGATTTTGCAAGTAGCTGGATCTTCGTTGTGTTTGTTTCTGCACTGTCTATAATGCTCCTCACTGTGAATAGTCTACCATATTTTACAGCAGCATCTGCCGCATCTTTACAGCTTTCCCATGGAGGAAAACTGACTGACCAACCTCTGCGAATAGCTGTTTTAACTAAGTCCATGCCTGCGCTATCTGCGTCTGGCACAACTATAACTTCTTTTTTTAGATCGTCAATAATATCACACTGTACATTACTTGGTGTATTGCCACTAGTAGCAATGCCATTTACTAACAATGCGTCCATTTGACCTTCAGTAACGATCGTATACTTATGAGTACGCTGTTTGTCTAGATTATAAACAAAGTTCTTGGGCATCTGATGATAGTATTTTGGTGTAGCTTTGTCAGGTGTTTGTCCTACCCAACGTGCTGTATATCCTACTGTTTTTCCTTTATAGTTAAACGGCAATATGATACGATTTCTGAAATGGCTTTCTGGTGTCCACTGCCAACCATTATAGAAACTCATTCCACGCTCTTCAACATACTGTACTGCTTTTATAAAACTTTCCAGTTGTCTTGGAGTTAGTGTATCAGTATCCCATTTATCAAAGGTAGTTGCGTTTTTTGGCAATTCCATAGGTTGCCATGTAATTTTAGCTTTTTCCTTACGTTCAGTAGTTGAAATAAACTGTTGTGCTACTTGATCTTTTTCGTTCTCTTTAAGTAGTTCAAAATTAACTCGTTGTATTTGGGCTGGATCAGCGCCAAACGCTACTAGTAAATCAGATAACATTGTGTTGATTCGGTTACCAGGGCTCCAACCTGTTTTGTAATTACAGTTAAAACAGTTATATTGAACTTTATCGTCCTGGAACATTATACCGCCACGTCCACGAGTATCTCTACTGTGTCCACGAGTATGGCACATTGGACAATTACCACTTGTCCATCCACTTGGGGACTGTTTCCAGCCACCAGGAATGCTCTGGCGTACAAAATCTAAAACTATCATATATGCAGTTTAACTTCTATATAGCACTTTGTCAAGTGTTCCTTCGTTGCCAACTGCTGCAACATAGCGGAAACGTACCCACATAAACATACCATCAAATGTAAACGGCTCTAGTCCAGTGGCACCAGTAAATGTCCAATAATCTTCTGCGTCACCTGGATTAAGCTGAATAGTAAACCAATCGCCAACTGCTTCTGTTGGGCTTTGTTCAAGTGATCCTTCAGCATAAAACTTGCCACTAAAGTTAGTAGTGTACGCTACAACAGTATTTGTGCCGTCACTATTCTGACTTTGGGCTGTACCAGTAAAATTATTTGTTGTATCAGTATCACCAGTTAAACTTTCATCATCTTGACTAGGGGTAATAGTGGTAGCTGTGGTAGCTTTTACTTCTAATACATATGTTAACCGTGCGTTTTGGTCACTGTATAGTCCAAATACCATTGCTTCACTATCGGTATAAGTAATGGTAACATCATATAACGCAGGAGACAATTTACCTAGATCGGACTCAGTTAACCGCATTAATACACTACCAGTATCAGTACTAAGTGTAACAAGAGTTTTAGTTATAATAGCAGTCTTGGTTGTTCTATTAACCACACTTGCTTTAAAAGTTTTATTAGCTAAACTTACTGGTTTGCGACTGTTATCGATAACAAAGAATTCAAAATCATTAGTAACCCCATCATAAGCAATTAATGGCTTATGATTTTGTGAACCATAATATGTTGTACCTCTACGATTTGGTATAACAATTTCACTTCGTTGGTTGTAACTATATGCTTTGCTTTGATAATTCATGTTTCGGATCTCCACTACTATTTATAGTGATAAGTAATAATAATAATGACACATATACCAAACAAATATCAAAAACTACTAGAAAATTTTCCGTTCTTAACTTTAGTTTCGTACGGCGGTAACGAGTACGTTGGAATAATGCAAAATCAGGACCATCAGATGGCCAGTATGTATTGTTTTGATAATATTAAAAATGACAAAGACAAAGAAGAATTTATTGAACTAGGCGAAGAATGGTGGTGGGGGACAAATAGAATGATCCCTATTAACATTATTTTTAAAAGTCAGTGGAGCAAATATAGATCATCACTGGTTACATTTAGTCTTAAAGACTTTCAAGTAGTACATGGGCCAACTATTAGCCTAAGTAACATTTGTCAGAAACGTATTAAACGCCGTAATATTCAGTTAGTACGTAAAGTTACGTAGTTCTAATATTACTGTTTACTTGCGGATCAATTACACTTAGTTTACGACTAGTTGATTTTTCTGCCGCATGCAGTAATAATGCTCGTCTAATTTCATTGCTGTTATTAGGCATGGTACTGTGTAGTAGCCTCGGATGCCATGCTACAAAACTACCAGCATTTGCTGTGTACTGTTGATAATTATCAGCATAGAATGTATACCAACTTTTATCATCTTGTATGCTTCTTGGATCAAATATATAGTTGTGAGTTCCTGGAACGTACCCTGTTGCTCCATTGTGTTCATTAAAATCACACATCATTACCATAAACTGTAGACCTAATAATTCTTGATTATATCGAAATTCTGGAAATCTATAAGGTGTATCAATATGTGGACGATAAAAATTCATACCTGGATGTAATACAATAAAATCTTGCACATGCCATACCCAATTATGTTCACCGAATGCTGCGTCTGCGTATTGTCCTAGTGTGTTTTTCATTTCATTGATTATTGGATGCTGAACTTGTTCAGTCCAGTAATATGCCCAGTCAATGTCAGTCTTAGGGTTTTCCATGTCTTTTACTTGATTCCATCCAATCCATTTTTTATCTTTAGTGTGTCCTCGCTCAGGTCTTATTGTTTCAGCAAATTCATTAAGTTCGTTTATCTTGCCTATATCAAAAGCATCACGCTGAACTGTAAACCCGGTATGCTTCAAATCGTGTAAAAAAATGTCTCTGTTCATGTTAATATCCTAATTGTTCACATATTAAGTTAATATGTACTATGCACGCCATTGCGTAAGAATGGGCGTGACTTTTCTTAAAGTAGTATTCGTTACCAACTGGCTTAGTCCAGACTTCTTGTAGTATTCGTTGCCAGCTTTGATTTGCTAAATGCCGTTTAGCTGGACGTATAATTGCTAATGTTGCCGCTAGTTGCTCTAGTGTAGTAGGACGTAATTGTTTTAGTAATTTTTCATGTCCTGAAAGATGAAAAACTTTATCAACAAAGTCTGTATGCTCTAGTAATTGCCACACTGGCTCTTTATTCATTAGTTGCTCCAGATGATCATTATCCCTTACATCTTTATATATGCTGACATTTAATACGTCTAGTTTAAAAAAGCCTTTGTCATCAGCCATTTTATGATCAATTGTACAAAGCCCATTAACTGGATCTACTGGTACACGATGTGTATATACACCTGTATTATGTTTTTTGCTTTTTAATCTTGCTGGTACATGTTTTACTAGTTTTAGTGCTAGTTTTCTGTCAGCAAAGTCTAAGTCAATATCTGGCATGCTTTACCCTAACCAAAATAACTGTACCATAGCGATACTATTCATTACAACAAACCATATTGTTAGTACAATAGCAAATCCTGCTCGTCTAATCCATGTACTGATCACACCAAGTATACTGCCTACCAAATACATAGGAATAAAGATCTTGGTTGCTGGATCTAATACTGTATATGTTAATACCGCACTAGCACCAATCAGCATTACGGCTTCAACTAGTTCGCAGTAAAACGCAAACGGCGAAAACTTATAACTATCTTTAAAAAACTCTATTACGTTATTATACATCTTACGCATTACTATCTCCGTCTATTATTGTTTTAACCCACTGTACATCTTGTGGTTGTTGTTGTGTTTTTCTACCCCAATGAGTAGCATCAATACTATTTGCTACACGATTGAAACATTCTTCATTCATATTGTTTAGTGCTGATTGAGCTCGTTTACTACAAATAATAATCCAGGGGGATATTTTTCCACTCTCTGCCCAATCTGCGATAACATAACCACCAGCACTTTCCCAGAACGTATCAAAGTAAGACGTCTTACTTGCGTGTTCTACAAATCTTTCTAATGCTCTATCAACTGTTTCTTTTTTTAGATGTTCTCTAATGAACAGCATATACATTCTATCAGTTGCCCAGTCTTTGAGCTTTGCTTGCTTACGTACTAACCAACGTGTGTATGCTTCTGCGTCAATAACATTGGTATTAATACAATAACTACCAAACTTTACAAACGCACTAAAGTACTGACTATCAACAAACTGTGTATACTCTCTTGGCTTGCCTTGCATACCCAAACGATAAAACAAATCAAATGCCAAGAATCCTGCTATAGTTTCAGGAAACTCTTTTTGTAACCATCTTCTTTTCTTTTCACAGATGTGTGACATAAGTGTGCTTTCACGCTTAAAAACCTTGCCACAATACTCGCACTTCATTTTTTCAACAACTCTTTAATCTCTTTTGGTTTCATACCTTGTTGTTCCATCATATCACGAAACTCTTTCTTGTCACCTGTTAGTGCTAAAATTACAAGTTCATCATCATTACATTCTGGATACTGTGTTACTAACCATTCAGCTAGTTTATTCTTTTTACCTTTTTTACCAGGCGGCATCCAATCATGTTTTTGTGCTTTTCCTACACCAGCAATTTGTAAAGACTGTAGTTGTAGTTCTGGATGTTTAGCTAGTAGATTAAAGTTTACATTTGAATAGTCATTAACTAGAATTAGGTACTGTGCTGCGTTACCGCCCTGTACACTACTTGCCCAACGCTGTTGTATCCATAATTGTTTGTCGTACTTTACACGTTCTTCATCATCAAGTGTTTTATACCAATTACGATTTTTAGTATCGATTGCTCGCATTTCGTTAGCAATGCTAAGTTTACCTACCATATTCCAAGTGTCCTTCCATTACCAGCTATTATAGCACAACATGTTAAAATATGCAAGACAATCCAGAACGTTCTGAACCATAATGCTTTAATAACATCGTTGTGTCGTAAAGGCAAAAACTCTGGCTTATCGTCGTCATTAAGTCCAGCTGGCATGCCAACTGTTCTACTCCAAACTTTAAGCCATCGTCTTTGCCCACTCATTACATGGAGTTCTTACGTTCTTGGATTTCAGCACGACGAGTTTTAGTTAGTTTACCTAGCTCACCTAGTGCTTTACGAGCTCTACCAGCAGCCGCTTTAGTGCTTTTGCCTTCCCATAGTTCATGCTCTTTAGTATATGTTTCGTATGCTTCTACGATTTGTTCGTGTAATGTCATTAAATTCTCCTTTGATATTACCATAAATCATCAGTACTCAGTACATCAGGTATTTTATTTGTTTCTTTTACAAAGTAAACACACAGTGGTTTTACTGTGTCTTCAAGTGGTACTGCTAGTATATGTCCATACTTTAATTTAGGAAAATACCATTTCATATCTTGATAAATGTTTACTATTTCTACTTCGTTAAACTCAGGCATAAATCCACTAATTGGATTAATCGAAAATGCCTTAAATCCACGATCATTTAAACTTGTAATAGGCAATACTTCTGGATCGCCTACCATTGGATCACATACAATTATATGCCAGTCTAGTGGTACACTAACTGTATGCTTTCCTATTTTTAACACCGCCGCAGGAGAACTAAAACTTTCCAAAAATACTAATGGTACAAATATATAATCTGCGTTATCCTTGTCGCTGTAATCTAATACACAATAACGTATATCTTCTATTTCTTCTGGAACAAAGTCTAAGTCATAACTTTGATTCTCTACTGTTAATACTTTCATTTATAATTTACTTTCTCTACCCTAAACGGATAATTTGCTTCCTTGTAGAACTTTTTACGTTCTGTTAAGTGGCGTTTACTAAACTTAGCACTACTGGTAATGTCCCAAATTTGTACACTGTCTTTATCTTGTGCTTTACGTATTCCACGTCCAATACTTTGAATTACTCTTACAAAGGACTTGCCAGGCTCCAAGAGAACCAAGTTAAAAATACGAGGAATGTTAATACCCACGGCAGCCACTCCATAGGTTGCGATGATAACTTTATTATTTGCTTCACTAACTTCATCATATTCTTCTTTCCTGTCTTTTGATTTCATACTACCACTAATAAACACAGCATCTTCACCTAGGCGTTCAATTAGTCCTTCGCCTGCTTTAATTCTATCTACCAATACAAGTGTATTACCTGTTTCAGCCATATTAGTAATAAGGTCTCCTAAGTAGTCTAAACGATTTTTATCAGTTGTCAAGTATGTTAGTTCACTCTGATAGTTGCCAAAGCTCACACTGTCTTGCATTTGTAGTATGTTAACGTCACACTGCGCAAGTACACCTTGGTCTTGTAGTTCACTTGCAGCTAACTGATGCACAACTTCGCCCAAACTTACTTCCAAGCTCAAACGCTCATAATCTGCTTTGGGTATTGTACCAGTTAACCCCCAACGGATAGGTACATTACGGAACGGACCTGTTAGTAGTTTTTTAAGTACGTCAGCTTTTGCTTGGAGTACTTCGTCTACCATGATACATACTAGACCTTCAGAAAATTCATCCAGTCCCCAATCTTGTTCTCCATCACGGAAACGTTTCTCCATGATGTTTAAACTTTGCCATGTACAAATGGTGTGTGTCTTACCAAAGTCTTTGCGGTCACCAAAGTACACACCTACATCTAAACCTAAGTTGATGTAATCTAATTCTGTCTGTGTTACCAAATCTTTGTTTGGCACAATAACAATACTGCGTCCATAAGGCTCAATTAGATTACTAAGAGCCGCTGTCATTAATGTCTTACCAGCGCCTGTAGCAATCTCTTGAATACTTTGTGTATTATTAATAAACTTATTGATAATACCTACTTGATAGTCACGTAGTATAACAGGTTGTCCTGCCGCTGGATGTTTATCAGGCCATGCTCGGTCAGCAAAATGTTCTTCAGTTATTTCTGAAAACTTTAAATCCCAAGTATTGCGATTGTCTTCTATATCAAATTCGTATCGTTGTTCTTGTAGTATTGGAATGATATGACTAAGCGCATTAACAAATGTATTACCGCCCATAGTAAAGTAACCAACACATCCATCCCAACGTCCTAGTTTATAAGCAGGAACATGTCTGGCGTATGGTAACATAAACTTTAATTTCTGTTCACATTTACGACGAGTTTGTAAGTCGAGGCCTTCAACTTTACAGTTAACCTCGTCTTTAAGGATAATTTTACATTTCATATTTAATATACTACACTACTTGTTGGGGGTTGTCAATAATACTTATAATAAAGAAGGCTCGGTAAGATGTCTTACCGAGCCCCAGTTTGTGCAATAGCGTTGAGTGAGAGTGACGCAGACAGAGGAGGTCTACTATTGCACTGTCTATTAGGAATTACGGCGCATACAAGTCATTTCTACGTACCGCTTCCATTTATCGCCGTTCATCTTCTTGAGATCGGCAATCTTGAGTACCATACGCAAGCTCATTTCACGTAGCTTGAGTCGGTTAGTGTGTATATAATCCAGTAGATCTGATTGATCAGACTCACTAAAGTTATATTCGGTTAACATACCGTCACTGACGATCTGCTTACAACGCAACCACTTTTCGTGCATTGTATCCAGTGTAAGGTCCAAATAGTGACACCGTGACATAATAGCGTCTAGGTGATCTTTAATCTTACCACGTGTCTTTTCAAACTTGAGGTTAGTAATAAAGATAATCGAACCTTTAAACTCGAATTTGTCTGGAATGCCTTCGTTGTGAAGCACACGGCTTTCACTACGCCAGCTCAGGAACCGCTTTGGGCTACTGTCTAGTGCCGCTTTAAGCAAGTTAAGTGATGTCTCATCGTACAATACACTATCACAGTCATCTAGTACAAGCACACTGCCTTCGTTGGCATATTCAAATAGTAGCTTGTACAAACCAATGGCACTTGCGGCACCTTTTTCCATTCCATATTTGCGTCCAGTACCTGTGGTACCTCCGCCCATTTTGTTCATCATTTCCGCTTCATTCATTACCTTCTCTACACCGTAGGATTTACCTACACCTGGAGGACCAGTAACAACCATACCACGGACAACACCATCACATGATGCGTATGTCATATCTTCTAATACTTGAAAACGTTCACGCAGACGTTCAATTATCTCTGCGTCTGTTTCAGTTTTTTCTGGCGTTTGTACTTCACCATTTGTCATTAATGAAAAGCAAGTTGTTCCTTTTACATTAATACGGACATTGCGATCTGGCATATCATTATGCTCTTTGCCACATACTGTAATATAAGGGCCGGTTGCTCCGTCCTTAAATTCTTTAGTCATCTTAAAGACTTTGTCAGTTACTGGCATATTGCGGTATGTTCCGTTATGTACTATTACTTGTTGCATCTGTTTCTCACTCCATTTGCTCTGTTTATACATTCATAATAACATCAAGTATTCGATAAGTCAAGCACTTTCTTCTACTCTTACGTAATTAATTACAGTTTCTTTACACTGACTAAACTTGCTGACGTCATGTTGCTTTACTTTACCAGTAAGAATAACGTTACGCCCTTCAAGCAATCCTGCGATATCAGGTTCTTTACTAAAGAAGAACTTCACAATGTTGTCATCTTTATCAACACAAGTTACCAAGTGAATTCCATATTTGGCGATAAACTTTACATCACGAACATATACACCAAAACGTAGACGTTCGCCACGTTTACCAATAAACTCACTTTTGTCACGTAGTTCGTCAAACCAAGTGTCTAGGTCATCACGCTTTTTACTAATACGTAAACTGTTGGGTAAACTAGCAATAACACTGATGCCAAAACTATTGGTTTCGTTATTGCCTATTGACTTAATAACACCGTCTTCAAAACTATTAAGTGTACCCATGAGCTTCTTTGCTACTAGTGTACCTTTAAAATATTCACGTATTTCAACAGCACGTTCTTTTTGCTGATCAGTAATTTCTGGCATATCAACTGTGCCATTCATATACTGAAAGATCGCAGTTTTATTATCTTTAGTTTCTTCTCCACGATCACTGTCGTAAAATCCAAACCCACTTTTAATAAACCCTTGCTGATCATCAACATATACAGACAATTGCAAGGCTTGATCCACATTGTAAACTGTTTCTGACTTTTTCATACTGATAACTTTCCACCAAATTTACGGATACGTTCGTTAGCTTCTTCTTGCTTCCACTCAGCTACTTTATCCCAAGCACGACAGCTAGCCCAGTTGCCACTGTTTGACATTTTTGCGATCATACGGTGAGCTTCTTTCATTGTCAATCCAGACTGATAAAAGTAATCTTTTTTCTCACCGAAATTTCTTGCTTCAATTGCCCACATCTGATTAGGCTCCTATGCTTAGTGGTGTTAACATTGATGCTGTAACTTTCCACTGTGTAGACGAGTTGTTATCAAGTACAACTACAGTCTTTTGATTAACTTTGGTAACACGCCCTGTTACTGTAGCATTACGGCGTCCTGTAAATGATACAATGTCACCTACCATAAACGAACGTGATGCTTGACGAGCAAGGAATGTTTGACGCAATTTAACTGCTGCAATAATCTGATTTAGTTCATCACGATCACTGTTTTGGATTGCTTGGATTGCTGTGTTTAACATTACCATTGTGTTATTCCTTTTGCTTTGTTTATACTAATACTATACAGTAAGACGTCTTGGTTGTCAACCTACGATTTTAATATCTACGCTTTCACTGTAGTATCCGTTGCTTTCACCGTACCAGCGAATATCTACTGAGCCTTTTATAGTTCTAAAACGGTAGTAGGTCCAAGTTTCGCTTTCACTGTATTCTTTGCTTTCGCCGTCGTAGTTGCTTACTTCTTCAACCAACAGCAGTGGAGTTCCAACAAGATCATCTAAGTCGCCTACAATGTCTTCGATGTATACGCTTTCACAGCAGTCCTGCATATGATACATACGCACATAGTGATCTTCAGTCAAGTGGAAGCGAAGTTCGTAGTCATCAAGTTTTAATACTTTGCAAAGAATTCGTCCCTGCAAATCTTCAAACGATTTTACTGGATCTACTACTGTTTTAACCATTGCCATTTTGTATTCCTTGCTTTTGTTTAACTTATACTAATGTTCTAGCAGTTCTAGATCAGGAAGTCAACAAAAAACAGAACAAAGGTTTCCAGTGTTTTCAATAGGTTATAAAATAGTTTGAATTAATTTAAGAAACTTTTCCGTATTCTTGGATAGTTTCTCTGGTTAGAATGCCATCTATCCAATTACTTGCCGCATCTTTGACATAATTAATATGTTTATTTGGATATTCAATACCGCCTACCCATTTATCATTTTCATAATATGCTACACTAAAGACTTCGTCTTGTAGCATAATTACGCTGAGTTTTTCTTCTTTGGTATATGAGTCGATAATTTTCATTGTTATTCCTCTTTGGTTAAGCTAGTACGACAAACTGTTGGATATTTAGAAAAAGTTTCGTAAAGAGTTGTAGGCGAGTCTTGTGGCTCACCAATTAATAATACTTCACTAGTAAGAAGTTTTGTATACGATTCTTTATCATAACCTAACTTAATTAGTTCATCTTCATATTCTTCAAATATATTCTGTTGATGATGGAATAGATTTTTAAATATTGTTGGAGCAGTGGAATTTTTGTTTTGAGTTAAGTTTAAGTTTAAGTAAAAATTTGACGGTATTTCTAAAACTCTATTGTTAACAGTATCAAAATCTTCCTCAATAGCTAATTCATTATTTTCTTGTGTATAATCAATTTGACTATGTATATAACTATTGCTAATATTATTGTGATTATAGATGTTATCCATAAACAATACTAATGCTCCCCAACTTGTGCTGTTTCTTTTTCCAAATCCATAATCCATTAACTCACTATTGGGTAATGATATTATGTCTTCGTCAGGCAATAGCGAGATATGCTGTAATAGCATATCCATATCCAAATAATCTTTATTAAAATGGAATGGCTTATGCCGTGTGTTGATCATCTTAAGGTGTGGTTTTCTGATAATCTTTTCCCATTGTTCAACTAATTTAACAACTAATGGATTTTCCATATTCAGTTTCCAGGAAAGTGACGCTTTTTCCACTTCTGGATTCTGTTTGTATAGATTATAAGATTTACGATATTCAGGTTGTTCATGTTCTGACTGTACAATCCATTCACCATTGTTATCTATTTCATCAGTCAATCCAATAGTAAAGATTAAAGTCTTAGCTGTCATTATTTTTTCCTGTTAACTGTCTTAAAAAAGCCTTCATGGCTTTGAAATGATGCTATCAGTTCTTCCCATTGTTGTGGTGATATTGCTATAGCATGTGGTATTTTTTTATCATCTTCAAATTGTCTAATATAGACAATGTCATCAAAACTATTAATAATAAGGTCAGAGTAATTACCGTGATCGTCCATGATTGTGATCGTAATCTCATCATGATCCATTTCTACGCTATACATCTGACCTTATACTCCTGTCCACTGTGTTCTTATTTAAGGGATTCAGGTTCATTCAGAAAAGTGAGTGTTTAGCATTTCAATACGATCAGTTGCTGATGCCATTTTATCAAGTTCTTCTTGAATTGCTTCAACAATATCGCTATGTTCACCAATACCAACTGCGTGGTTCATGTATACCAAGATGTTTGTTTTGGCACGTTCTAGTTCACCCTCGGCGTGCATACGTGCTGCTTTTACTAATTGTTCTTTCATTTTATTATCCTTCTGAATCCTTAGTTGATAGACAACCAAGTACAATAGTAACAACTGATCCAATAAATGGAATCAATGTTGCGGCGGTCCACCATGGATTTAATCCACAATTACGGCATCGTTTAGCTGTTACTGCTAGCATAACCCACAGTAAGGAAATCAGTGCCACCATACTAATTAAAAGTACCATTGCGCTACCACTTTCAACAAACGGAGTTACTATAATTACCGCAAGAAACGTAATTACTATTGTACCCCAATATTGACTTCTAGGTGCGGAACCATTAAAACTAAAGTTTCTTTTAAAATCTTCTGTTAACATATTTTTTCTTTCTATTATTTGGCTGGGT